ATCACTGCTTCTTTAATCATCTTCTCGTCTTGAGATTCCATAGCAATAAGCAAAACCTTTTCTTCCTTCACCAGGAAAGGTCTATACTTAATTGGTTTTCCAGTGGAAGGAACCACCAACTCGTAAGTTGGTACGGGAGGTTTTGGCAATGGCATAATTTACTCCAAGTAAAAATATAATTCGCTATTTGTATTTAGATAATTTATTTAATTTTATGCCACTGGTCTGTGTAGTATTCATACCATCTTTCATAGTAAAAATTAGCACTTACTTTAACCAATTGTGTTGTTCCCGCAGACAAAGGAGTGCTGTCTATAGCATATGGATATACTCCCTCCAAGAAATATCGTATAGAAGGTCTTCCAAGTTCAGATTCATTATTTTTTTCTGCCTTTAATATACTACAAGACATAGTGTACTGGTCGGGAAAAGTTAATCTAGTGCTTCTATTTCTATCTCTGTACTTAACATCACTAGGACTAGTTTGAAGAATGGTCGCATATTTCTTACCAGCCTCGTCTGTCTCCTCATATATAGAACTCATCCAAGTATTTAAAAATTTCAATGGTGTCATATTAGCATCACACACCCAAGATAAAGTCAAATCATTAAACATTCTGGTGTGCGGATACTTATACTGCCCAGACCCAGTGTATAATCCATTCAGTTGACCAGTAGCAAACTGAGTTCCTGGTAGATTAGCTTCATCACACATTAATGAAATCCATCTTGCTGGACCACCGTCAGCATTATCACCTGCTAGTTGAGTTTTTATAAATCCTGGTAAAACATCTTTTAATTTTGAAAATACAATGTTTTCTGATTTTGTTGCTCCACGATTGTCCTCTTGAAAGCTAACTTTGAAAAGATTAGTAGAAGCAACACCGCCAGCTTTTGCTATAAGATTACGAATAGCCTCCATTCCAATCTTTTTCTCAGCAGCCATCTTCTAAATACCTATGAGTAGTTTTATATTTATATTTATGGCGTACTCTGGGTTCTATCGCCCTATAAATGCCAAAAAATATAGGGGCAACCCCATGAATATAGTATATCGTTCTTTATGGGAGCGAAAATTTATGGTGTTCTGTGATAAAAATCCAAATGTAATTCAATGGGGTAGCGAAGAGATAGTTATACCATATCGTTCACCTATTGATGGCAGATTCCATCGTTACTACGTTGATTTTTATATTAAAATTACTACTAAATCAAATGAAGTTAAAAAATATCTGATTGAAATTAAACCAAAGAAACAAACAATTCCTCCTCCACCAGCAAAAAAACAAACAAAAGTGTGGAAAGATAAGGCATTAACATTCTGTAAGAATAAAGCTAAGTGGGAAGCCGCAAAGGAATGGTGTGCGGATAGACAAATGGAATTTCTTATTCTTACCGAAGACCATCTAGGAGTTTAACATGGCAAAAGGATTTAAACCAGAAGTAAAAAAAGAAAAATCTCCACCAAATTATAAAACTATTTTCGAGAGAGTGAAAGAAAAATCTGGAGACGCAGAACAAACGTGGTTGTGGTATAGGAAAACTATACGTTCAATGGCACTAGAATATAAACAACACCCAGACCATCTTGTGAGAGACGAAAAGAAAGATAGAAATGATAAGGAGGAAACACAAGATACAAATCGGTTAAGAAGATTTGCCAGACAAGGAAGATTATTTCTCTTTGAATACAAAGCAACTTCAAAATACATTCCTTATTATGATACGTTTCCTTTAGTCTATGTAATTAAAGCAACCACAGACCATTTCTTTGGTGCTAATTTACATTACATAGAACCAAGAAGACGAGCACTCGTGATTGCTAAACTGAAGGAAGGTAAAATAGACATACCACGCTCTTGTTTCCATAAATATATAACAGACCATATAGATGGATTTCTACTTGATTTAGCATCTGCTGAATGGGATACTGCTATAGCATTACCAGTAGAAAAATTTGTGACAGAAAGAAATGGTAGATTGGTTCCATACAAATCTACGGAAGTGTGGAAAAAAACTAATGAAAAATATAGTGACCGTATAAAAGCGAAGAGAATTATTAAGGGTTATGGTAAACCTTCAGACATCGAGGAAGCAAGTTAATGACAGTTGATTATGGGCAATCTAGCGGCGGACCACCCCGCGCCAGCAGCCCAGCAGCAGCACAACCAGCACCAACCCCAGCAGCGGCGCCAGGGGCAACTACACCTCTAAAATATCCAGGAGATATAGCAGAAAGTAATGGTGATTATGTATCATTCACATTTTATAACTATGCGCCTCCATATAAAGGAGGTGCTGGTGGTGGAGCAACACCAACGAGTGGGTCATACTTAGATTCGTATAATGGAGCTTTTGAAAATGGTGAAAAATTAGAACCTTCTAATCTGTCACCAATAATTATGTATATGCCCGAAGATTTATCAACTACTTACGCGCAGAAATGGGGAGGTAGAGAATTCGGTCCACTAGCAGGTCTAGCATTATCATTAGCGGGTGGTGTTATGAATGCTGGGGATGGTGGAGCAGCTGCTGCGGCGGCGGCTGACTTTGGCAATAAACTTAAAGGCACCATTGGTGGAGTAATGCCATTTATGGGAGCATCATTAGTAGCAAACGCAATGAATATCCTTCCTGGTTTTGGCGGTGGTGTAACTGCTAACGATATCTTAGCTAGCACAAGAGGAGAAATATTAAATCCAAATACTGAAGTTTTATATCAAGGGCCAGAATTAAGAACTTTTAGTTTAAATTTTAAAATGCTTGCCAGAAGTTCTGGGGAGGCTGATATAATAAGAAGTATTTGTACTACGTTTAAAAAAGCTTCTTTACCTCGTGGAAAAGATACAGCACAAAATTTAATTGGTGTTCCTAATATTGTTAAAGTTAAATTATGCATAAGACAAGCGCCCATCCTTATCTAACACAATTTAAATGTTGTGGTATAGGAAATGTTTCTATTAACTATACTCCAGATGGTGCATATGCTACATACACTACTGGAGCACCAATAGCAGTTACATTAGGATTACAATTTCAAGAACTGAAACTGGTTTATTCTGAAGACATAGACAAAGGATTCTAACAATGTTATTTTCTAAAATTCCAAACATCGAGTACGATAAAAAACCACTAAGATTTCCTTTCTCGGAAACAGAATATACCCTAACTAAAAATTTCTTTAGGCGATATCAGATTGATAAAACAAATCTAGAATCAGCACTATACTTCAACAAGTATACGATGACTGATTATGATAGACCTGATTTATTATCTCAACAGTTCTATGGCACTACAGATTTTGATTGGTTAATCTTAATTACTAATAATGTTATCAACCCACTGTTTGATTTGCCAATTAAAGAGAATGATTTGTACGCATTTGTAGAAGAGAAATATGAAGTGCCAGATGGAATTCATCACTACGAAACTTTAAATGTAAAGAATAGTTTAGGAGAAATTATTCTTAAAGAAGGATTGTTTGTTGACTCGGTGTTCGCATCAACCACCCACAAATTCTATGACCGTAGTAATAAGAGCTACTTCACAAAGAATGGTTCGCAAATTTCGTTTCCTGTATCGTACTACGAGTATGAGAAAAAATTAAATGATGAACGCAGAGAAATTTATATTCTGCGTTCAGATTTTGTGTCAAAATTTGTTTCTCAATTTGAAAATGCTTTGGAGTATAGAGAGTCTAAAGGTTACATTGATAGAAAAAATAAAAAATCAGGAGTCTAAACTTTTTAGACAAAAAAATTGGGCGATTTTTTTGATCGCCCAAATAGTTTTTGTTATGTAATTTTGAAAATCAATCTTCCTCAGCGAGGCGAGCGAAGTAGCTAAGAGCATCGTCTTCCTCTTCATCACCCCCTCCAGCAGTGACTGCTACGCGAGCAGGAGCAGTGCGGGGAGCGGGAGCAGAGAACTCTTCATCCTCTTCCTGATCCATCACACGAGTGACCTGAGCAGCACGAGCAGCAGCAGGAGTCTTGGTGATACCTAGCACCAGATTCAGACGGTCTTCCAACTCTTCATATGATTTGAAGTTGTCAGCAGACGTAAATGCCTGAAGTGAATGTGCTTGACGCCATACTTTCTCAAGCACAGAATCATCTGCATTGAGAGCAGAGGGAGCAGCGAACTCAGACTTATCGTAGTTCCAATAACCGGCAACGTTGGTGATCTTCAGTTTGAAGTTAGCACCTTCCCACAAGTCAAAAGGATTCATAGGAGTTTCATCTTCAAACTCAGGTTGCATTGCAGCAGTAACCTTGTCGAAGATTTTCTTACCAAACTTATACAGGAATACTTTACCTTCATTCTCTGGGTTTGCTTTGTCGCTCACCACATAGATGTTAGCATAGTAAGTCAGCTTACGCTTCTGCTTGCGAGCAGTTTCTTTATCAGAATCACGACCACTGTTCCACAGTTTGCGGTTCACTTCACCTACTGGGTCTTTACCACCCAGAGTAGTAAGAGAGTTTTCAATATACCATCCACCATCACCTTGGAATGCGTGAGAGTAGAGTTTTACAAAGGGAATTTCCTCACCATCAGGAGCGGGAAGGAAACGAATCACGGCAAATCCATTACCAGCAGCGTCAACGCTGGGTTTCCAGAAGCGGTCATCGCTACTAGAATTAGAGTTTGCTTTCTCTAGTTCTTTAGTGAGAACAGAGAAGTCAGTTTGGGATTTACGCTTGAGATCAGCAAAAGACATAGGATTACCTCGGATTTTTTTAGATTTGATTTGTGTGATGCCTGTCACTCTGTCATAATAGCACGGCGGGGAGGTGGCGTCAAGCCTCATCCGCCATTATTTCTTTTTCAAACTGGTCTAGCTTGGATAGCATATTTTTCATCAGACTAAAGACATCTTCAGTCTCCCACATACCATAAAGCATACGAGCACCTTCTTCAATACTCTTACACATATCAACAGCACGAGGATCATCAGAAAGTCTTAGTCTTGTATAGAAAATCTGTTGCTTTTCCACCAACTCACGCACAGTATAGATGTAGCTGAGTTGGTCTACTTTACTGCCGTCACTCAAAGGAGCAGCCATAGTCAGTTCCATTGCTTTCATCTGTAGTTTTTCCATTTCTCGTGCTTCTTCTCGCACGATATCAGAATTAAAAAAGTCGCTCATACCAATGTTAGTTTTGCTCGTGATGTTTTTTTCATATAGTTAAGTTGCTGTGCTTCATACTTCAACTTTTCTTTGAGTGGCTTTGAAATTAGTTTGGGCACCGTTTCAATTTCAATATTGTTTTCTCCACAATAATGAATGATGGCATCAATGTAACTCATTGAATCTTCTTTCACTAAACCTTCTACCTCAGTAGAGAATCTTGCCGTAGTCATAAATTTATCCTCAAGTAATTTATCGTTATCCTCCATATTTTTCCTCGTACAGTGAGCGTAGGTAGATTAATCTATCAAGGTATTCTTTATCTGGTTTCTTAATCACAACTTGAGTGCTACCGTCTTCACAGGCAACAATTGTTACAAGTTGTTTGATGCGTGTCTTATATAGTTCATAAAACATACACCCATATCCAGTTTCTTGAATGTAATAATCTTCCATCCATTCTTCTTTCTTTACTTCCGCAGAAGTTTTGAAATCAATCACAGATGGAATACCATCAAACTCTCCAATACAATCTACACGCCCAGCAATTTCAAGGTGGTCGGAATAGAGTGCTGCTTCTTGTAAATAAACCTTATTGATTAGGTTAAGTGTTGGAACAGCATTCTTAAACATCAAGAGGGGGAGGGGGGAACTCTTATGTTCCTCAGCATTATAGCAGTTATTCAGATAATTTTCAACTATGCTGTGGAAGTTGGTGCCGCGAGTACACGCACGAGTCGGTCAGCGTCTACCTTGCGCCTGGCACACGAGAGCACAAGCCGACTCGCATCGATAGCACCAAACCCCTGCTCGACGTCCTGCAACGTAAGAACGTGGTCAATCTCCAATGAAGAAGGTCAACCAAAGTGTTCAGGGTTTAAATAAACCGAAGGGATTATATTAGTTGACCTAACATGGTTCGTTAGTGCATGTTTG